GGAGGATATATGAAAACAACAAACTTAATTAAGCTCTTAATATGTTTGAATGTTGTGTTGCTATTAGTTAGCACAAGCATTCTCACAGGATTGAGAGTTAGTTGGTATGTTTCTTCTATACCTCTCTAGTTTCTGAACGAAGTGTTTATAACACAGTTTCTTGTGTTATTCGCTGCTTTCGCAGCATTTCGAGCAATTAGTAACTGCTCGTCTTTCAAACTTTTTGGAGATTATTCATGCCTAACATTGACGTCCGAAAGAACAAATTCATATACTCTGCGAGACTTATCACTAATAATTCTTCTAGTGATTATGATCTTACTGAGTTTGAAGTTGATCGTTTAGGTCGAAATGTAGAGGATCGTGAATATCGCATCTCGACTAATCGAAATGCCCTCTCAATTAAGCTTGCTAGAAAGGCTAAGAAACCTCCTAAGTATAAGATTAAACTCCTTAAACCTAAGAGGGACAAGTCGATTAAGACTCGTGGTTTTAACACCCACGAGCATGTTCGACGTGTTTCGAAGCCGCGCCAATTCAAAGACAAGACTCCAGACGGATTTGAGCGTAAGCTCATTCCTGACGGGACTCAAGTTCTTGAAGAGCTTGATAGTGGGCCATTTAAGCTTCGTCGTAAATCGTTTAAAGATTGGGTCCCTCACCTGGTCCCTCGTTTAGTTCCCATAAAGGGACTAAAAGGAAATCAGAGAAAGTTACCTAAAGATTTGCGTGTTAACGACTTAACTTATATGAACACCACTTACAAGCCCATCGGTATCCTTGATGATGGTAGTTTAATTAATCAAATTAACTACCAGACAGGGGACCCTTTTGGCTTTTATGAGTCAATTTACTTCATTGGCGATCCTCAAGGTTGGGATCTTTCCTTTATCGGAAAGCCTAACTTTGTGCCGCTCAGTGTCGATTTATTGCCTCAACCTGAAAATTTACCTTCTCTTTTCCAGTCTGAAGTAATGCAAGTTGATAGCTTAGCTCTCAAGAGGCATTTCGCCAGAATAGGAAATAAGAAAGTGAATCTTGCCCAAAATCTAGCTGAAGGTCTTCAAACTGTCAACTTAATTGCTGACATCTCGAAGCGTGTCGGTACTTCCATTCTTGCTTTAAAGAAAGGAAATATCTACTCTGCCGTTACTAATCTCTTTCCAAAGAACCGGAAACAGCTTGCTAACGACTTTCTAGCTTACCGTTATGGTATTTCCCCGCTCCTCCAGGATATCGGAGGGGCAGTGGAACATCTCGCAGATTATATCCTGCACAATGTTCCTGGAAAGTCTAATGGGCACGCAAAAAAGAAATTCGTTCGTCTCGAGACCAACATAGTTGATATCGATCACAAACGTTTTACTATCATCACTCGGTATGAAACAAATGTTCGCATTAAATACGCGACTGAGTTTCGTCTGAAAGATGAACTTTTGCGTCAGGCCACGCAGCTGGGATTTACTGACCCGGCGACTGTGACGTGGGAACTGGTCCCTTTCTCGTTTGTTGTCGATTGGTTTCTACCGATCGGTGACTTTCTTCAAAGTTTGACCAGTATAGAGGGTTTAGAACTAGGTGAAAGCTATAAAACTGTTTTTATAAAACAGTCCGTAACTGTCACTATTAGTGTTGAATCCCTCGGTGGCGCGGCGTTTAACGAGATTGGCACGGACGGAGATGGATTTTTAGGTGGGTGGAAGGCAGATAGTATTTATTGCAACCGTAAGGTTGTTCTACTTCCTAACTTGCCTCCCCCTCATTTTAAGAATCCAATCAGTACGGGTCATCTTGCTAACGCTTTAGCTCTTTTTGTCCAAAAGACAACTTAACTTACTTTGGAGTAAACATGACAGCTCTTGCTGCTATCACACTGGATGACGGTGCTTCTGCACCTGTCGTATTCAGCCCTTCTGCTATTGATTCGAATGGCGTTGCTCGTTTGTTTTCTACTGCGGACACTTTTGATGCCCGCCGTAGTATTTCGAACAGTGTTCGCCTTCCGTCAAAAGGCAGTCAAGTCGCCCGCGTAACTTTGAAAGTTATCGTTCCGGTGATGGATGAGGATGTCCCTTCCTTAAAGGTCGGTGACACTCTTTGCAATATTGAGTTTGTAATCCCCAAAAGGGCTACAGCTCAAGACCGCGACGACATCCTAGCTTTTGCAGCGAATCTGCTTGCTGATGCTAGTACTGTCGCATCCGTTACGAACTTAGAGTCAGTTTATTAAATTAAGCTAATTCTGGTTCGTTATATTTCCCTTATCTTTAGAAAAGGAAAAGTATACCGTGATAACGTTATGCTCGACGACTTTGCAGTCGATTTTCAATTATCTCTCTGCTTTAGATTCGCCTCGAAGTCTTGCAGTTTGGTTGATGTTCTCACAAAACGAACACCACCAGCTCGTTGACCTCGAATGTAGTCCATTAAATTATATAGACTATGGCGAGTTTAAGGATGCCTATGCAGCTACCAGCTACTTGTCTAAAGCCACATTTCTTAATTTAACAACTGTTAAGAAAGATGTTGCTATGGGTAAGTTCTGGGATGCTGAGCAGGTTTGTGGTCAAATCAATAAGCGTGGTTTCTCCAGGAAAGTCATTGCTGACGGACCTGGCGAATGGCTGCATTATGCAATCATTCGTAAAATAGATTCTATCTTATCTGATTTTGACCCCGAAGAGATGGTCGAATATTCGAACTGGGGCCCTGGCGTTACAACCTTAATTAAAGGTTGTGACACCAGTCCAGTCAATAAGTTCCGGAAAGAAACCGGGATTACGCAACCTCTTGATAATCTTATGGGTGACCTTTTTGCAGTCGCCTACCCTCACTGGGACCTTTCAACACGGGTCATCCAGATGGGGAATAAGGTTATCACCGTCCCGAAGAATGCGAAGACCGATCGTACCATCGCTGTTGAGCCAGGATTAAATCTCTGGTTTCAAAAGGGAGTGGGTAATATGATTCGTCGACGTCTTCAGCGGGTTGGTCTCAATCTTAATTCGCAAGAGCGTAACCAAAATCTCAGTCGATTAGGGAGTTTAAATAACTCTCTAGCCACTGTTGATTTCGCTTCAGCGAGTGATACCATTTCAAAATCTACCGTCGAGGCTATTTTACCTCCTCGGTGGTTTTCTGTTATGGATATCTTAAGATCGAGATTCGGCCGTTTGGGTGCTAACACCTTCGAGTATGAAAAGTTCTCCAGTATGGGGAACGGTTTCACTTTCGAACTCGAAACCCTTATCTTCTTTTCAATCGGCCATGCTTGTTGTTCGAAACTTGGCCTATCTGTTAAGAATTTAAGTGTTTACGGGGATGATGTAATTATCCCAGTAGGTGCGTACTCTCTTTTCATTAAAACCTGTGAGTTCTACGGCTTTCATATAAATCCAAAGAAGAGTTATTCTTCCTCGTATTTCCGTGAAAGTTGTGGCGCTCATTGGTTCGATGGAAAGAACTGCAAGCCGCTCTATTTAAAAGAGCTGATCAACACTGAATCCCGGATTTATACCTATGCTAATTCGTTACGTCGTATCGCTGCGAACCGTAGTTTAGTTTGCTGCGATGGTCGTTTCAAAAATGCTTGGTATTACCTCTTTAATAAGATGAGAAACCCTTGTCTTATTTCAGATGGTTTCGGTGATGGCGGATTTATCGTTAATTTCGATGAAGCCTGCCCATCAAAAGCTCGACATGGTATCGAAGGATACTTTTGTCGTTCTTTAATTTCCGTACCAATTTCGTACGGCAGTGAAGATCATTCAGTCTTGCTTGCAAGGCTGAAGAGCCGCAGTACTGATCTTGACTTTGGAAACAGAGTCAATCTCAGGGGCCGTGTGAAGACATCTCGTAAGAGACTCTTCATCAATCGGTGGAATGACTTAGGACCTTGGTGTTAACTTAGGTCTTTTGCTCTTCCATGGCCGTAGGCTTGGGTGGGGTCAATTATACCCCCGGGGTCGTATAGTATTA